TGCCATTGATAACGTGTGTTTTCTGACCGACTACGTAGGGGTCCATACCCCATCGCGCGGCTTGCATGACAATGGCGAGGCAGTCTGATGGCTTACCCTGAAGATGTTTAGGCACAGTAGAAATACCTTGTGACATAACATCAGCAATCTTCATCATGCGATCCATTACATCGCCATTCAGCAGTAACGAGCCATTATTCATTGTGCTGGGTGCCTGCTGATCAATTACCGCTATGTTTTTATTTTCCATGGTGATTCCCCCTTATGCCTGTACGCGCAGCGCTTCGAGACGGCGCACATCAAAATCGTTAAGTTCTTCTGCGTAGTCTTCGGTGATCGGCGCCGGCCATTCGCCAGTGTCGGAACCGTTCGCGATCGCACGCATTGCTTTGCGGTACTCCAGCATGCCGAGTTCCAGCAGTTCTTCGGAAGCCTCGATGATGGCAATCCAGTGGTAGCTCTCGTCTTTGTTTACGAAAATCCAGAAGAACTGATCCAGCGCTGCGGTTTCGCAGTACATAGCCGCGCTCAGGTGGTAATCGCGTTCGGTGATTTCCCGGTGCAGTTTCGCGCGAAGGCCTTCCTGCTTGATGTTCCACATGCTGATGGTTTTCAGGTCGGCACCAATGCGCAGGCCTCCCATGTCGATTTCAAGATCGGGACGCACGCGGATTTCCAGCCCGGTTTCTTCATCAATACCGAAATAGCTCACTTCGATGGCGCGGCTCGGGTGGGTCAGTAGCTTACCGGCGGTCGGGTGATTCAGGAGTGCTTTCTGAATGGCCAGCGCAGTACTAAGCTGCTGACGGGTAACCAGCACTTTTCCTTCCGGGTTCTCGCGCCAGGCATCCAGTAGTTCGTCGGCGAATACCGCGTCAGGATTAACGGATTTCACGACCTGCATCAGATCCACTTTGGTTCCCGACACTTTCAGCGGCTGCTCCTTCTGGGCTTCTTGCGCGACCAGGTCGGGATTAATGATTGCCAGCTGTTCCAGCAATGCATCGCGGCTGCCGCTGGTTTTAACCGGCGCGGGCAGGGTGGCGTTGTATTCTTTGATGCAGGCCTTCATTGCCGTAGCGGTATGCTTAGTCCCATTCTCGATGCGCTGGAACTCCTCCGGGAGTTGCTCATATGACGCATAGGATTCGTCAACGGATGCCCCAAGCGGGAACGATGCGGGCAGGGTGGCGTTATGTGCATCCAGTAATACTTTGATATCGTCGGCGCTCAACAGCGGCGGCAGGCTGGCGTTGTGCTTGTCGATAAACGCGCGGATCGTTGCTGTCGTGGTAAACGCACCTTCTGGTATTTCTGGCTCAATGCTGAACTCTTTTTCAAGTTGCTCAGGTTGCAGCGCCAGCGCATGTACCAGGTTCCCCATATCCAGAACCGGCGAGCGTTCCTTATTGATAGTTTTTGAGACATGCCGCGCTTCGAAATACATCAGCGATACCCGGGCATCTTTAACCATCGTGGAGCTGATGCCGTTGGCGGCGTGATAAACCTCGTTCGGTACACCTTCATATCGACCTGGCTCGAAATACTCCGGCCATACTGGCGCTGCTTGTTCAGCCCCTTCATCTTCATCGCTATGAGCACTTTCGGAAACCTGGCTTTTCAGCACTTCGGCGGTAAGATCCGTGCAGCGTTCAGCCAGTATTTTGCTCATGTTCACGGCAGTTGTTTGCGCAGGAGGCTCATCAGCGCCTTCGCCTGCTGATACCGCATTTTCATTTTCGTCTTCGACCGGCTGAGCCGTTTCCATCTGCACATTGCTGGTGGTTTCCCCGGAATTAGCTGGATGTAATTTTTCTTCTGCAGCGCGCTGGCGCGCCTGGTCCACGATAGAAAGTGCTGGTGTTGGTGATGTCTGGCTATCCATCAGACCATCAATCAAAAAAACACCATTGCCCATGTTTGAAACTTCAGGCTGTTTGGGCTTGGTCAGGTCTTCGGTTATCCACTTCGGATCCGTGGGGTCAATGATGCCTTCGACATATTCGCCACGTTCGGCGGCCATAACCTGATTAGCGTCAGGGCGTTTCTTTTGAGCTTCTTTCACCAGTTCGGTGCCAATTACCTGAAAGTCAGTTGGGAGAGTTTCCAGGTCAGGCACATCTTCATCTCCATCGATAGCCTTTTTCACAGCGTCCAGAGTGACGGCGGCAGATGAAATATGTCCTGCCTTGGCAAGCGTTTCAGGGGAAGGGGCGTCATGTTTATGCTCAGTCAAATTTGCGTTGATGTAGCCACGCAACCGATCTGGAAAAGGAGTTATTCCGCTGGATGCTTCCCTGATCAGTGCAAAAATCGCCGCACGCGAATAATCCAGGATGCCAGGGGTTTTGCGCAGGGCAGCCGACCATTCCTTGAACGGACTTTCTTTCTTCTGGACGATCTCTTTGGCCCGGCGGTGAATAGATGCCGGGAAATTGTAGATATCGAAATCCATCGGCAGTGTTGCCAGTGCGATTTCTTGATCCAGGGTATCCAGTGTGTGGACATAATCCGGGTTGCGGTCTGTTTTGTTTCCGCCCCCGGAATTAGTCCCGGCGTCAGTGCGTTGTACTGAGGTAATGCGATTACCGGAAGCCCATTCTTTTACG